CGAGATGCAAACGGGAAAATACAAACACCTGTAATTGTATTTAAAAGAACCTCCTTATCAACCAATCAACAGGCTGCAAAGTTAAAGGTTTTAAATTCCGAAGATGCACATCAACCATTTGAGCGGAAATACACAAAAGCAAATAGATATGACCAATTTTCTATATTGACTGGGCAAACTCCTATAAAAGAATATATTGCTGTTGAAAGACCTGATTACTTAGATGTTCAATATGAAATGAACATATGGTGTGATTATATGGAACAACTAAACAAAGTAGTTGAACAAATCATTTTCTTTCAAGGTAGGTCATTTGGTGATAGATTCAAATTCCAAATAAAAGGTGATGGATACAACTTTGAAACAATAACTGATGTGGGAGATGATAGAATAGTAAGAGCAAGTATTACTTTGGTATCAAAAGCGTACATTGTGCCTGAGTTTGCGGGAATGAATCCAAACAATAGAAAAGTTTATTCAGTTGGAAAAATTTCTTTTACGGAAAACCCACAATTAAGTGGTCAAACAAACCCACAAAACGATTTTATATAATTTTTTAGATATTTATATATACATTAGTTAAACAACTTAAAAACAAAATCTATGGAAGAAAAAGTAGTAAAACAATTTGAAGAAACTGAAAGAGAAAAACTTTTAGAATTTCGTCAAAAAGGTATTGCAGTTACGGCACGGCTTGGAGAAATTGAAATACAATCCAAAGAGTTAGAGGAAATTTTCGCTAATTTAAGAGCTGAAAAAGAAGAGTTAATATCAACTTATAAAGAATTAGTTAAGTCACAAAACGAATTTGGTAAAGAATTGACACAAAAGTATGGTGTAGGTTCTTACGATATTGATACAAACACTTTCACATCAGTTCAATAAGTATAGGTTTCCCTAATTTTTTTGTATTTATTATATAGAAACAAAAACTATTAGGAGAATGTAATGGCTGAAAGAATTGTTAGTCCGGGTGTTTTTACACGAGAAAAGGACTTATCGTTTTTACCTCAAGGGGTAGCAGAAATAGGTGCTGTCCTTATCGGACAAACTATCAAAGGACCTGCGTTTGTACCAACGCGGGTTGAATCATTTAATGAGTTCCAACAAAAGTTTGGTGGTTTAACGGAGGATTCATACCTTCCTTATACCGCTCAATCTTATTTGCAGGATGCTCCTAATGCAACAATTGTTAGGGTATTAGGAACTGATGGGTACACATTTACTAAACCATTAGTTTTAAACATTTCCTCTTCACAAGGAAATAGAGTAGCAGCGGTTCTTTATCCATCTTTAAGTGGTTCTATTCCGAGTTTTACTGGTGATTTGTTTCAAGCATCTTTTGTTAGAAATTTGGTAGGTGGTGCAACAACGAATGTAACCGCATCATCATTTGGATTAATTCTTTCTGGTTCAGCATTTACAGGAAATAACACAACAACATCTTCCTTAAATCCAACTAGTGCAAATTACTTTAGAAAAACATTTGGATACTTACCGAAAAGTAGTAAGCAAGCATATACATACCTAAACTTTAATACATTCCAATCGGCTTCTTTTGCAACAAACGAAGTTGTATTGGTTCAAACCGCATCATTTGCAACATTTGATTTTTCAGAAGAATATTCAGTAGCATCAACACCTTTTATTAAATCACAAAAGATTGGTGGAACTGCTGTAAACTTATTTAAGTTCCATACATTATCACATGGTAATTCAACGAACTATGAAATCAAAGTGGGTATCAGAGATATTAAAACTGCGGCAGATGTTCCAGGTTCTGACTATGGTACATTTACTGTTGTAGTAAGAAGAGTAGATTTAGAGGAATTCAACAATGTAAACTTAGACCCAAATTCACCAAACTATATTAAGAGGGTAATTGGTGATAAGTATATTACTGTAGATGCAAGTGGAAAATTATCTACAAATGGTGATTATAATAATAACTCAGTTTACATTAGAGTAGAAGTTGATTCAGATGTAGACGCAGCAGCAATAGATTCATCGCTATTACCTTTTGGATTTGGCGCAGTAACATCACCAATACCATCTACTGCAGGCACTGTCCCATCCCCTACTTATGTAGCATCTCAATCATTGGCGGGTTCATACAATAAAAATGTATATTTAGGTTATTCTTTTGATTTTGTTACAACTGATAACTTAAACTTTTTGAATCCACTTCCCGATGCAAGCACTACCTTTTTGAATCCACTTCCCGATGCAAGCACTACTACTGTTGGTTCTGATTTTGATTTGGCTACTTGTGAATCAAATAGTACTACCATTTCTTTAACTGATAGTGCTACAACCGCTCAATTGGATGCTAGGAAATTTATGATACCATTTCAAGGTGGTTTTGATGGATTCCAACCTAATAGAAAAGTATTAGTTGGTAATGATATTGTAGCAGGAAACACACAGGGATTAGATTGTTCTTCAGCAACCGCTGCAGGAACTGTTGCATTGAGAAAAGCAATAAACGCAGTATCAAATCCTGATGAGTTTGATATGAATATGATTGTTATTCCTGGTGTAATTAATAGATTACACTCTTCAGTAACCACATACGCAAAAGACCTTTGTGAAGATAGAGGTGATACATTCTTTGTAATGGATGCTGGTGCTTGGAGTGATAATATATCAACCGTTGTAAATTCACTTTCTTCGTTTGATTCCAACTATGTAGCAACATACCACCCTTGGGTTAAGATATTGGATACGGATAAGAATAAGCCTGTTTGGGTCCCACCATCCGTAGTTCTACCTGGCGTTATCGCATTCAATGACCAGGTCGCAGCCGAATGGTACGCACCTGCTGGATTGAATCGTGGTGGATTATCAAATGTAATTGAAGTTAAGACAAGATTAACGCACGATGAGAGAGACCAATTATATGTTGGTAGAGTGAATCCAATCGCAACATTCCCTGGTCAGGGAGCAACTGTATTTGGACAGAAAACCCTACAAGCTAAACCATCTGCGTTGGATAGAATCAATGTAAGAAGATTGTTGATTGCAGTTAAGAAGTTTATCGCATCTTCTTCGAGATATTTGGTGTTTGAAAATAACACAGCAGCAACCCGAAATCGTTTCTTATCCATTGTTAATCCTTATTTGGAATCAATTCAACAAAGAAATGGTTTGTACGCATTCAGAGTTATAATGGATGAATCAAACAATACGCCTGATGTAATTGATAGAAACATCTTAAAAGGTGATATCTTCTTACAACCAGCGAAAACTGCTGAATTCATTGTATTAGACTTTAGTGTATTACCAACTGGAGCAGCATTCCCTGAAGGATAATTTCGGATAGGGTATATTTATAGTAAATTAGGAGAAATAAATGGCACAATTATTAACACCTCAAGAAATAATGTTTACCAACTTTGAACCCAAAGTTGCTAATCGATTTATTATGTATATTGAGGGAATTCCTGCGTATTTAATTAAAGCAGCAAATAGGCCTGAACTACAACAAAATAGAGTAACAATTGACCATGTCAATGTTAAGAGATATGTAAAGGGTAGGTCTGAATGGCAGGAATTAACCATTACACTTTATGACCCGATTGTTCCATCTGGCGCACAAGCCGTTATGGAATGGGTTCGCCTACATCACGAATCAGTAACAGGTAGAGATGGTTATTCTGATTTTTATAAAAAAGAGATTACATTTAATTCATTAGGGCCGGTTGGCGATAAAGTTGAAGAATGGACATTGAAGGGGGCTTTTATTACTAGAGCCAAATTTTCAGATATGGATTATACATCAGATTCAGAATTAGCAAATGTGGAATTGGGATTATCCTATGATTACGCCGTACTACAATATTAATTGATTTTTCGGATTGTAAAAAATATAAATTGAAAAATGTGAACCCCCCAATTTTGGGGGGTTTTTGTTTTATTAAAAATATCTCAATTCTGTATTTATATATAAAGGAGAAAAGTTATGAGCCAAAATCTAACGGATGATTATCAACAAAGTAATAAAGAGGTTGTAGATAGTATTAAACAAGCCTACGAAACCCAAAAACTAAAAGAGCACAATTTTCCAACTGAAGTTATAGAATTACCTTCACGGGGTTTAATTTATAGTAAGGATAACCCCCTATCATCAGGTAAGGTGGAATTAAAATATATGACTGCAAAGGAAGAGGATATTTTAACTACCCAATCTTACATCAAAGATGGTTCGGTGTTGGATAAGCTATTCCAATCGCTTATTGTATCAAATGGTAATGGTGAACCTATTAAATATGTTGATTTATCAGTAGGTGATAAAAACGCAATAATGATTGCAAGCCGCATCTTAGGTTATGGTAAAGATTATGAGGTTGAGATTACCGACCCATTTACAAATAAAAAACAAAAAGAGAGTATTGATTTAACTCAATTTGAAAATAAACCATACGATGGTTCGGCTCAGGTGGAATTAAACAAAAACGAATTTGAGTTTGAATTACCCGCTTCAAAACGCAAGATTACTTTTATGGCAATGACAGAATCAAAGGAACGAAAAGTAAAATATGATTTGGAAGAATTAAAAAGGGTTAATAAAAAATTGAAGGATGATGTTTCACGAGAACTGACTACAAGATTAAAAACAATAATTCTTTCAGTTGATGGGGAATACAACCAACAAAAAATAAATCACTTTGTAGACAATGAGTTATTTGCAAGAGATTCAAAGGAGTTACGAAAATACATAAATGAGGTTACACCTGATATAAACTTGATGTATGAGTTTATTTCCGATGAAACCGGGGAGAGGAGGGAAATCAGTCTACCTATGGATGTTTCCTTTTTTTGGCCATCAACCTGAATATAGAAAGTTATTACATTCCCAAATCTTTGATTTAATATTTCATGGTAATGGTGGATTTACCTGGTCCGATGTGTATAATATGCCTGTGTGGATGAGAACTTTTTACATAACCAAAATTATTGAGTTTAAGAATGAGGAAAAAAAGGCACATGATAAAGAGGCTGCAAGAATAAAATCGCAAACAAGAAAAAGATAGTATGAGATACCCAATAGGAATATTGGGTATTTCTATATTTATATTATATCAATTAGGGATAACTATGAAAATAAAAGTATCTAAACTTAGGGAAGTGTTGAAAAAGCAAGGTTTGAATGAAAGCTTTTTGGCAAGATTATTTTCAAAAATTACAATGAGTGCAACTGAAAAAGAAAAGCGTGAGTTAGAAAAAAAAATTTCCGATATAGATGATAAAATTTTGGATTTACTCAAAACCACACCAGAGATATCTGATGAAAAGCGTCGTGAAATAGAAAAAAGATTGGGAATATCCTAATTAAATAGGTTTTTATTATTATGACGCAAGATAATGTAAATTTAACAGACCAATTAAATAAAAAATTATTGGAGACTGTTGAAGCGAACGCCGAACTAATACGTGGTAGTAAAATATACAACTCGTTAATTGCCCAAATAGCTGAAAACGAAGAAAAAATAAATAAATATATTGAACAGGGTTCTGATATCACCGATGATTTAGTTGAAAAAAACAAAAAACTTTTAGAAAATTTGGATGATAGAATTGACCATACTGTAAAACTTAATGAGTTGAATAATGAGCTAAAAAATAATCTTTTAGACCAATTAGGTGCTACTGAAGAAATAGCCGATATTTTTAAAACAGGTGGTATTTTAGCAGCAGGGGCCAAAGCATTTTTAAATTCAACACAAGCTATATCAGACGCCTTTTCTACTACTTTTGGAACTGCGTTTGAGATGTATAAAACGATGGGTATAAGTGCAAAAGAAGGTGCTATATTGGCAGGGGAAATAGGTAAAGCACGAATTAGTATGGCCGGATTATTTTATGATGGCGAAGATTTTGCAAACGCGTCAAAAGCATTGGTAGACCAATTTGGTAATGTTAATATGGCAACCGATGATATGGTTTTAGGTGTTACTGAACTTTCTCAGTTAACTGGTGATGCAGCATCTGCTGTGGGGTTAGCACTATCATTTCAAAATGCAGGTGTTGCTGTTGATGAGGTTGATTCTATACTAAAAGATATAGGTTCAAAGACAGGTGTTACTGCCAATAAAATAGCAAAAG